TAATCCAATAACATATGTTAAACCATTAATTTCGCCTGTTGATGTTCTAATATCAGTTTGTTCATTATCACCATTTATTACTATTTTACCATTTTTACCCAAACGAGTTAAAATAGCTAACATTTCTCCTTTAGTTAAGTTTTGAGCTTCTTCAACAATTAAAATATCATCAATTGTTTTACCCCTAATAAACTGTACTGGTAATGCTTTAATTTTTTCGTCTTGTACTAATTTAGTTACTTCATTTTTATCAGAACAACACTTAGAAATATTTTCAAGTAAAGCTTCCATGTAAGGATCAAATTTTTCACTCAAAGCTCCAGGCAAAAAACCTAAACTCTTACCTACTTCAATTGCAGCTCTCGTGTTATAAATGCATCCAATTTGTTTCTTTTTTAAAAAATCCAATGCTGCTTGAGCACACACTAATGATTTACCACTTCCAGCTCTACCTGTTACTATAACTATTTGATTTTCTACTATTAATTTTTTTGCGGCTTTTTGTTCTTCGTTTAATTGTAATGCATTTATTGATTTTATTTCGCTTTTTCTTTCTCTATTAGGTTCTTTCATAAAAGGATTAAGAGTGATTAATAATAGCTGTTTATAATACTATAGGTATAAATATCAAAGTAACCAACAAAAAAATACCCCAATTAGATTGGGGTACTTTCTTTTAAGGAGTATGATAAATACTTTATCTATTACTAGACAATGTTTAAATCTGCTACTTGAACACCACCATAAAATTCCGGTCTGATCATCGTCATCGCATAGCGAGTCATGATGCCCTTGCGCGGAGTGAAAGTGGTAGGATCGTAAATCAATGGAGTCATGATCAATGGAACATAAGGAGAATATACAGCTCCACACTCAAGGAATTGATTACCTCTAAATCCTAATAGGATGAAGTTTTCCAACATGTATGGATTTTTGTAAACTTTGTAACGGCTATTTAAACTACCAATTTTCTGAACTCCGAATGCATATTTCATTGTATCTGCTGCACCGTCAGTATCAGCTGCAAATCCTGGGATTGACTCAAGGATTGTAGCCACTGCTGGAGAAACTACCATGAAGTTAGCACCACCACGTAAAGTACGTTGGTGAATCAAGTTAGAAACTTTTTGTAATTTAATACCAATTGTTTGGAACCAAGTCATCTGATTGTAATAAGCTCCTGCAGTGTTAGACTGGAAGAAAGTATTAGTTGGATCAATTTGGTTACCGATTTTAGCTGACCACTGTAATACAGTAGGAGCATTTTGAATTAACATATCCAATACCTCTAAGTCAATTTCCAAAGAAATGTACTCAGATAATAAACCTGTTAATTCAGCTTCTGCGTCTAAACTATGGTAAGCATTCAAGTCTTGAGCAAACTCTGGAGTCCACTGTGCTTTTAATTTACGAGTTTTAGCAGAAATTGTTTGGCTTCTCATTTGCACGTTTACTTCTGGGATATAGATCTGAGAAGGACTGTATGCGTTAGGAACAGAGAAACCTTGTGTAGCTGTTCTATCTTCAAAATCACCTCTTGCATTGAAGTCAGTCATTTTGTTATAGTACAGAGTAGTAGTAGCAGAACCAGTAATTTGGTTAGCTTGAGCTCCAGTTAAAGAACCAGTTACTACAAAAGTTAAAATATCAGTACCACCTTGAGCTGGAATTCCAGTGTATTTAGTAAACTGATTTAAAGTTGTAGCAACAGTAATTGCAGATCCTGAAACTAATTCAAAAGCTCTTACGCCATTGTAGTTAATACCAGGAACAGTTACAGATACGTTATTAACAGTAACAGTGAAAATTTGACCAGCAGCCAAAGAAGCACTATAGTTAGCATCAAAGTTAATAGCTGAGAAAGGCACTGCAGAAGCAGATGCAATCGCAGAAGCACTAATAGATGCACTAAAAGGGTTCAATGAATAGTTAAATGTACCTGCACCATATAAAGCACCAGAAGCAGCATTACCGAAGTTAGCTGTATTAGCACCATATAAAGAACCGTTATATCCAAAAGGAGAAGCAGTTCCATTAGCACCTCCGTATTGGAAGTCTAAGAAGAATACTAAACCAGCAGGTAAGTTCATTGGTTGAACTGAAACGAATTCCTTCGCAGCAATTTGTCCAAAGATTTTTCTTACCAATGGTAAAGCAACTCCAGCCCATTGTTCACCAGTACCTGGTGTAAAAGTAGCACCGTTTGCTTGAGAAACGTTACCGTTTGTTTGAGAAGTTTCAACGATTAATTGTTTCGCTTGATTCTCAAGGATCATCGCCATGTTATTGCGATCGTAGTCTTGCAGACCTTCTAAAAGACCTGACTTGCCCCATTTTTTAGCTAATCTCTGAGCAACCGTAAAGGTAGCTTGAGCAGCATTTTGAGCAGACTCATTTAGTAATGATTGTACTAAGTTTGCCATAATTGTAATTTAATTTTTTATTTTAGTATTTTTTAATTCCCGCCAACTGTTGCATTCTTGTAACAAATGGATCTGCGTCAGTAATATTCTGTTTTGGTGCGTATCCAGCTGGTTTAGATGCAAAACCGTTATAGCTTTCTCTAAGTTGTTTTTTAGGAGCAGAGATAGATTCATTTAATGTAGCAAAGATATTTTTAACTTCTTTAACATTTGATGCTCTATCAAAAGCACTAACAACTCTTTTCTTTTGTGATTCATTCAAAGATTTAGCTTTGAATATTTTGTTCATGTAAAGAAGTTTAGCATTTAAAAGATTAACTTCATGTAATGAGCCTCTAAGTTCTTCGATAGCTTTTTTAGCTTCTTCGATTTCTTTTTTGTGCTTTCTTTCTTCCATTTTTCTTCTTTCTTCAACTTTATGTTGATGTTTACGCTCTTCAACTTTATGCTTTCTTTCTTCTAATTCTTCTTCAAGATCTTCTTCTCCAAGAATTTCGTCAAGATCAGCATCGTTTTCTTCGCCTTCTTCATCACCATATTCACTTTCTTCTCCACCTTCTTCGCCTCCGATAAATGGAGCTAAAGCTTGTTTAAGTTGGCCAAAAGTTAGAACGATTTCTTCATCGTCTTCACCTTCTTCAGATTCTTCGTCACCGAATTCATCTTCTCCACCTTCTTCTTCGCCTTCTTCTTCATCATCTTCATGCATGTAACCTTCTTCTTCTTCGTCTTCTTCAAGACCATCATTTTCTTCTAAGTCTTCATCCATTTCTTCAAGTTCTCCTAAGATTTCTTCAAGAGATGATTCATCTAAATCTTCTTCAAGATCTTCTTCTAAGTCTTCTTCAAGATCTTCTTCCATGTGATGACGCTTTTCTTCCATTTTCTTTTTGCGCTCTTCCATTTTTTTACGATGTTTACGCTCTTCCATTTTGTGAGATTCTTCCATTTCTTCGTTTTCTTCTAAATCTTCTTCAAGATCTTCGTGTAAATCGTCTTCGATGGCAGTTTTTTTGTAACCTTTAGGAAATTTTGGATGTTGAGAATAAGTTTTTTCTTTTCCAGGACCATAAGCTCCAGGAGTTTTTTCTTCTTCTAAATCTTCTTCCAAATCTTCTTCAAGATCTTCACGCATTGATTTTTTAACAGCCTCTTCTACTTGAGAAGAAAATTGTTCTTGCAATGTTGCCTTTGCGTTAGCGATAGCGCCAGCTCTTAATGCTTTTGCATCAGCGATTGCCTGTGTGTACAAGTTTTCTTGCATTTTAATAATTGTTTGTTTGATTCCGATTGCTTATTGAGATTGAAGCAATATGTGTATTTTATACGAGTAGCGTTACATTGTAGATTTGTGGTAACGCATATACGAATAAATATAGACTTTTTTTGTAAAACGTAAGTTTACTAAAAAAATATTTAATTTATGCAACAAATACCGCTAACAGAACATATGATATCAGAGATCATTCTATTTGCTCGACTATATTTGTCTTCTAGTTTTATGTTTCTATCGTAAGACTCTTGTAAACCTCGATTATTTACTGGTTTCATGTAAGCTCCATAAGTTGAAGGTGTAGAAACAAAGTCCCAGCATATTAGGTCAAGATCGTCTTCAACTTTAACAATACCTTCTCCAATTGGAGAAACTGATCCCATAGCTCTAGATGAGATCCCAACAGTTATATTATTTTCAAATAGTTGTCTTAATATATTCCCAGATGGAGTTGGTAATATTTCTATTTTACCGTAAAGATCTTTTCCTTGCCACCAAAGTTCTAATATATTGTGACTAACGTTTTTTAAATTAATTACAGAAGTATCTGGATGATCTAATTCTCCTAGAGCTCTATTTTCAGTAATTGGACCAGCGATATATTTTTCTACCTGTTTTTCTAATATTTCGTACGGATAAATTCTTTTATTCGCGTTTGGTTTATCGCTAGCCTGTACTTGACCAACAACTACCATGTTGCCATGTATATTTTTTCTTCCTTCTGATAAATTAGATATAGGAAGAAATAATGAATGCTCTATTAATAGTTGTTTCATAATTAATTTACTGAAATTACTTTAGCTGAATTAGCACCTGATTTTTTATATTTTTCTAATGCTTTTTCTCCTTGGCCTGATGGAACAGTCGCTAAAGTCACTGGGTTTCCAGATTCTCTATCATCTGCTTGTACAACATCTTCGGATTCTTTTTTAATTTTTTTCTTACCCTCTTTTAAATTATTATTTTTAGAAATTTCTTTTAATTTCTTAAAAACTTCTTTCATTTTATCTTCCTTTCTAATAGATGTTGCACCAACATTAGGAAGTTTACCAAAAACTCTATCTCTATACTCTTTATCATTCTCAGGAGTTTCTTTGCTTTTTATTGGAGATAATCCATCTAGACTAATTCCAGAATAAAACATTCCACCTTCAGAAGATTTTATTAATGCTTGAACTTTTCCATATTGATCCTTTTTGAATCCTCCGATAGTTACTTTTTTACCTCTATCATCTAATACTTCTTGGCCAGTTGTAAAACTATTACCTTCACTATTTTTTACTGGTTCTGTAATTATATCTTTTTGAACTTCATCTCTTCCTCCAAGTTGATGTTCTATTACATTTACTTGTCTTGTAATTTCTATAGGCTGTCCTTGTTCATCTGTGACCTCTAATTCTAAATGTAAAGTGCCGCCTTTAATATCTTTTATTGTGCCAGATTCACAACCAAAAGCTTTTCTATCTGTATCTGGTAAAGGTACTAATTGACCTATTCCAAATTTATGATGAGTGTCCTCGTTTAACTTAACTTTTTTTTTAAAAATGCCACCAAATAAGCTTTCAACTATCTTTTCTTTTTTAGTTTCTGGCATTACTTCAGCAATACCTTTTGCTTTTTTGGCATGATAAGTTAATTCTTTAACGCCTTTTGGTTTTCCTTTTTTATTTTCAGTTTTAGGAGCATGTTGAGCTTTATGAGTTTCTTGCCCTTTAATCTTTCTCATCTGATTCTTATCATCACGAGTATTTTCTTTTTTAAGAGGTACCATTTTAAGTGATTCATCTTCTTTCTCGATCTGTTTTGAATTCATAAACTCGGTTTCTCTATATGCCATTGGATCAGAAGCCATTTTTTTAGCCACTTTAGATCTAAGTTTAATATAAATAGACTCATCAAATGGCTTATCACCCCATTTATTTAGTTCAAATTCCATTGCTCTTTTAAATCTATAAGGATTTAATCGATCTATAGTAGCAGTAATTTCTTGATTTTCTTTTGACCACTCTTTAATAATACCTTTGTTTTTAAGAACTTGTTCAGTATCTTTAAAAGACATTAAATTAGTGATAAAAGGTAAATTAATATCTCTACGTACTTCGTATAAGAACTTAGATTCAGTTATTTTACCCTCTTTTAATTGTTTGTATAGATCTATGGTTGTCATATTCAATAAATATTCAGTTATCTTCCTTGACCTTTATAGGCTTTTGGTCTAGGAGAATGTTTGTTGAAAGATTTTTTTGCTTTACCTATTTTTTTCTTTCCGAAACTTTTTTTTGTGCCATCTGAGATTGCCATTAACTTAATTTTTTAATTTGTTTATACGCTTCCGCAATTTTTGTTTTTAATTTTTCTATCGTTTTTTTAGTATGACTTTTTGCTTCATGCATACCAGAATTTTGATAAGGAAATTCTTCTTTGAGTCTTTTTGAATACTCTAATATTTTATTAACCTCATCTATTTTCTTTCTAACTAACTTAATAGCTTCATGAAATTGTTGAGATTCATTTCTTGTCTTTGTTTGTTTTTTAAAACTAGAATAAGATTCATTTAATGATCCTTCTTTCCATAGATCTTTATAAATAAATCCACCTTTAGTTGATCTATTTGGAATTTTAGGAGCATTTTTCCAACCTGTAATATCTTTAGATTCTTTTTTAATTTTCTTTTGATAAGGTCCAGCGTATTTCTTTTTTGGAACATCTAATCCAGGTAAATATGCTTGACTTGCTGATGTAGTAGATCCACCCAAATCTTCTTCTAACTCTTCCTCTCTAAGTTTTTGAGTAGCAAATTGAACTGAAAATGTTTTTTCTGGGGATTTTTTTTTCATTTAGTTAATTGATTTTAGTTCATCAATTAAATCGTAGTACTGTAAAATTCCTGCGATAGTTTCATCTTTTACTCCGATATTTTCTTTTATTGGAGTAATTAATTTAATTACTTCTGTAAGTTTTATTTTTACTACCGGACTTTCTACTTTATTTGAGAGAGATACCAATTCTTTTTTTATTGAGGTTAATCTTTTATTTAAAGATTCTTTTAAAGTTTGAGTATCTGAAATGCTCTCTATATATTCTTTTAAAACTGCTTTTTGTTTTGTTGAAAGAGTTCCATATTTTTGATTAAATTTTTCTACCAATATTTTATAGGTCATTAATCTAATTTCTTTGTCTTCTTTCATTAATTCATCCACTAAAGAAGAAGGAACTTTTTTATCTTTTATGTTATCTTTGCTAATCCTTTCTAAAAGATTAATTTTATTAGCAATAATTTGTTTTGTATCAGATTGTTCACTATGATTAGATTCAAATATTGTATAGGCAGATGCATAAAATTTATAATGATCTACTTTTGCTTTAAAGAAATCATTTAAATCATAATGTTTTTTAATTTCTTTAATTAAATTGTATTTTAATCTATTTAAAGACTGATAATCAATTTTTTTATGTTGATCTATTACAGTGGATATTAACACTTCTGCTTTAGATTCATTCAATTTTTTACTAGTTGCTAGAGTATTATACAAATTATATTCTTTACCAAGATCTGTATTGGTAAAGTATTTTTTGAGTATTTTAACTGCTTTAGAATCTTTATTTTCTAAAAGATCAGCTGTTGTCTGTCTAACTAGTAATTCAAAAAGAATTCCAGTATTACGGTATTTGCTATGTTTTACGGGCATAATGTGTGTAAATCGGCTACCAATAAATATGCTATTATTTTTATCAGTCTTCTAGTATATTATCTTCATCTAATGTACTAGATTCAAATAAAGTTGTCTTTCTACTTGGAAACATTTTTTGTAAAGAACTTCTATGTTGTAAATATAAATTCATAGTATCCCTACTTTCTAAATTTAAAGGACCACCCTTAAATTTTGGTTTAAAACTATCTTCTCCAGTCTCTGCATTAGCTTTTAAATCATAAGATCCAAGTCTATCTCTTCCAAATGGAGAATCATCTGTTTTATAAGTAGATTTATATTTTTGAGGTCTTCCAGATATTTTAGTAGGTCTATTTGGATCATTTTCATCGTATCCTGATGGAACATCTAAATTACCATCTCCTTTACCGCCATATAAACTTGCTAATTGATGTGGAGTTCCAAATGCTTGACCGGTTTCTGCTGGATCATTTCCCTCTTCTTGAATTTGATTATATCTAAATACTCTTTTTTGATCTTCAATAATCATATCTTCCATTTCTGCAAATTCATCTTCTGACACTTTTAGGATATTTTTCCACATGTAATCCCTTGGTAAACTCTTAGCTTCCATAGCTTGATTCATTAAATCAACTTTTTCCTTCAACATCGCAACCCTTTCTTGATCATATATGATAGAAGGTCCAGTTAAACTTAACTGAAAATTAGCTACTGATTCATCTGTATAACCATTTGCATATAAATGAACTAATGCGATTTTTTTAAGTTCTGATACAATTATTCTTTGAATTCTTTCTATTGTTCTTGCAAAACGAATATCTTCTGCTGCTAAAGTGGCTTTACCAGTTAGATCTTTTTCATATCCCATGAAAGCTTTAGGTATTTTAAGAGCAGCAAACACTTTTTCTCTAAAGTATTGTACGTCTTCAATACCATTATAAGTTAATCCAGGTATTGTTTCTATTTTAGTAGAATCTTCATTTCCTCTTCTTGGAACAAAATAATCTTCTAACATGTTTTGTACATTGTACTTCATGTTATAATCGCCAGTATTAGGATCAACAAGAGGAGTTTTTTTCATCTTGTTCATCATTCTTTGCATATAGTTTTCAACCTCAGCAGGTGGGATAGCTCCCACATTAACATAATATGCTCTTTTATCAGGTGCTCTTACAATCCTATGAATAAGCATTGCGTCTTCTATAAGAGTATATTGCTTAAATAATTTTCTTGCGTTTTCTAAATAAGATTTTCCATATGGTAAATAATTCACATCTCCAGTAAATCTAAAGTGAGCCATTTCATAATTATCGAACCAAACTCCAACGTCTTGATTATTATATGCTGATGAATAACCCGTAGTAGATCCTAGTGCAGCATTAGGATCAAATTTAAATCTTACTTCATTTGGATTATGTGGATTAAAACCTTCTTGTCTAACAATATTATAAGCAGAAAAAGGAATTACATTATAAATTCCAAATTTTTCAGATATTTCTAATTTTAAATAAAAATCTCCATATTTACAAAAATTTCTTACCCACCCCCAAAGATTAAATTCTATATTAAGTATAGAATAAAATAATTGTTCTAGTATATTTTGAATATTTTCATCAGCAGATCTAATCTGTAATAAAATTCCATTTTCATCTTTTAACGTACACTCATCAGCTATAATATCTAATGCTGAAGATATGATTGCATCTGTATCCATTGAATCATAATCAGCGTATATTTGTACACGGGCTGATTGATAATTTTGTGCTAAATTTAAATTGACTCCGTAAGCAGTAGAAGTTGTATAAACTTTATGAAAACGATCAATTAAAGAATTGGTTTGTATAACACCATTTGCTTGAATGTTATCAGGATCCATTACAGTAATCCCAGTTCCTCCTTTAGTACCAGTATTTCTAATAATTACATCAGTAGAAAAAAGTCTTCTAAGTGATGCAAATAAATTGTCTTTTTTTATTTCAGGTTGTGCCATAATTATTTAGTTATATAAGCCAAGTTAAATCTTGTTGATAATCTCCTCCTGGTGCTGATATTTTCATACTCCAAGGATTTTGAGCATTATAATTATTTGCTGCATAAAATCCTAAATCAGCAGAACTTTTACCAACATTAGTTATTGCAGCAATAGTTAAACTATCAGCTGTTTTTTTGTATCGTACTGATGTCTCTCTTAAAAACATTGCAATCGCAAATGCCATTACTAGATCATCATTATATCCTTGCATGGCTTGTTGCTTACCATTTTTCCAAATAAACACTCTTAATTCATCTAATAATCTTATTGATCTAATTGTTACATGTTTATTTTCTATATAGTCTCTCATTTTTTCAATAACGTTTAATCTAATTTTAGTCGCCATTGTAAATCCTGGTACTAATGTATGATTTCCATTATGGACTGAGAGATATGTTTGAAAATCAGCGCTATTGTCAGCTCTGTGACTGTAGTGCATGTTAGTATATCCACTTTCTAATACAGATTGAATTACATCCCATCCTATATTAGCGTTTTCTATCACTAATAATGCACGATTATATTTTGTGGCTATAGATATTAATTCATTTGCAAAATATCTAGTATCTATTTGAGCTTTGTATTCTGCTACTTGCGTTAAAGTATCTACATCAATTACATGATACGCAGAATAATCCATCCCGTCTCCTCTGGCGACGTCTGCTACAACCATATAGTATTTCATAGGATCAGGAACTTCCCACACCCAGAGAGCTCTATCTAACACCCCAATATCAATTGGTTCTTTAATCATGTTCTCTGAATACCAATTTAAAATTTCTGGTTCAATTACTGTATTACCTGATGTTGCGAAGTCGCAATTATGGGAAACTATATCATTTGAATAAAAAATGCTTTCATTATTCACATTTACTAGATCATACAAAAATATTTCCCCGCTTTCTAAAGTTTTGCTTAAAACAACTACTTTGCTATTATTTTTGCCATCTAAAAAAGATCCAATCTCTAAATCATACACAAAAACTTCAATTCCATCTCTAATAAACTTATGATTAGTAGAACACTTAATACTTTTTCCGTTAGAAAATACAATATTATAGTACGCGTCTTTTTTTAATGCCCTTATAGCAGAGAAAGATTGAAATCCTGATGGCGTTAGTACTTTGTATTTACTATTTTTTACGAGTTCTATCATATCTTTATTCTATAAAATTTTTAGAATGTATGTCTGAATATAGATCATGTAAAGATATAATTTTTATCTCTTTAGTCAATTCATCTAAAACACATATTTCAGAATCTCCAGCGATGCAATCACACTCTTGTGCTGCGTTTCTTACGCCTAAATCGATATCTTGTTGCTTTCTCCACTCAATGTCTCTTTCAGGATGTACTGTCCAAGGTAAAGATATAGGTAAAAATGCGTTTTCTTGTTTTTGTGCTTTTGAGTATGTTGCATGAAACCAGTTACCAACACCATTTGGAGTCGATAAAGCTATACACCCTCCTCCAGTAGCCAAAGTCATCTTAGCAGCTGTGTAAATTGTTTCGATATTATCAATGAATGCAGCCTCATCTATTACTAGTAATGATACAGCTTCAGAACGACCAGCGTCACCCGCTGCAGATACTGCTTTAATTTGAGAACCATTGCTTAAACTAAGACTTAATTGATTATTTGAAGTTGATTTGGCTATTTTTTTCATCCAATCAGGTAAATTATTGTAAGCAAATCTTACTTTAGTTACCATGTTTTTTGCAGTTTCCTGCTTAGTCGCAATTACAAGAACGTTTTTATCCCTTTGAAACATCATTAACCATAAAGAATAAGCAGAAACTAGTGTAGATATTCCTAATTGTCTTGACTTATTAATAATCGAATCAGAATGTTTTTGAAATAATTTCAGTACTTGTTCTTGAAAAGGATAGAGATCGAACATTTGTCGACCTCTTTGAGGATGTTGAATCATATAAAATTTCTTCATGAAATACACTGGGTCTGTAGCGCATTTCAAGTATTCATCTTTTATACGTTCTTTTATATCTATATTATCATTCTTAATTTGCATATTTAAAATATAGTCCTCCTGTTTTATTAATTTTTTTAGCGCATACTTTTATTATATTAGAATAATAAATAATTTTTATATAATCATCTAAAAGTTGTTCATTAATGTTATTAGACATTAATTTTAAATACTCTTCTTTAATTCTATCTTGTATGTTTATTCCTTCAGCAGCCATATTATTTATGAGTAGCAATCAATACTGCTCCTGCAGCAATTCCTAAAACTATTGTTTTAATTTTTTGATTTCTAATTGATCTATTTGCTTTTTTAAGACTTATTTGTAGACCTCCAACTTCTTGTTTGTATGTATCTATTTGTTTTAGATGCAAATCAATAATAGCTTGATCATCTGATTCTTTTTTATTAAGAACACTAATGACTTCTTCTTTATTTGTAATAATATCTGTTTGCACAGCTACTAAACTATCTGTTTTAAATAATATGCTA